TCCGATACATCTACCTGTACAACACAACGCCAACCAGTCCTGCTGACCCGCTGATTGGTTACTTCGATTACGGAGCAAACTTGACCCTTAATACAGGTGAAAGCTTGACGATCGATTTTGACCAAGCTTCAGGCGCAATCACCCTGGGTTGATCCACCGATCGAGGTAAAACATGCCAGCGGTTCATCCCGATCTCGCCGCTGGGACGGCATCGTTCATATTCACCCCAACAAACGCCGATCTAATCTGTCGGCGGGAAGTTGCTGGCACTGGTAATTTCAAGACAAAAATAAACGCTGTTTATCGCTTAAACAGTGAAGTTACTTTCATAGGCGCAGAAACAAGCGAAAACGCAACGGCTGTCATGCCGAGCCACCAGGCCAATGACTTGCTGCTTGTTTTCGCATTTAATGGCAATGGCACTGGGATTCCTATAGCGCCATCAGGGGAAGGCTGGGAAACAATAAAAACTAACGGTGTGAACCCTAATGGCTATCACCTTGCATATAAATTCGCAGCTACCAATACGCAAACAGTTGGACCTTGGGTTGGTTCAACCAGGACCACTGCTGTCGTTTATCGAAATGTTCGCAAGATTCCAAACGATACGTCTAGTTCAAAAAACTTTTTATCGACCAAAATCCTCTATCCGTCTATAGCTACAGAAAACTCTGGCGGGACTCGAGTTGTATATTTCAGCACTAGCAAACAAAACCTAGATTCTGCCCTAACGCCCGCTGATACAACCACAAGAATATCCACCCAAGCGATCAGTGGCTCAGCTCCAGGCATTGGATTACACGATCGACTACTGCCTAACGGTACTGAACTCCTAGGCGGTAGTAATACCACTGTTACCTCCACCAAATCGCAAGTTGTTGCGATTGAACTGCTTTCTGGAGTACCGGAGATTCAGGCGCAATCAGTTGGATTTACAACTGGCCTGAATGGCGACATATTTAAGAACAGACTTTCCCTAACAAGTAGACCATATAATGTCACACTGCCACAGGTATTTTGGTCTTATAAAAGTTACTATACGGCCAACTCGGCGACATTCAGTCATTCAATATCTCCTGTCGTAACGCCTCGAGGCTACTTCAGTCAATTTCAGCAAGGTGACTTTCATCTTTCTGTTGCACAGGCAATATTTGCTAGGTACTTAATAGCTCAGCCAGCCTCTGGAGGCTTCGCATTTACCGAGGGGTTGATTGATTTCGCCAAAGGCTTTTTTGCTAACGCAGAAGCTGGCGTATTCTCTGCAACTTTCTACGACACACTATTAACGCACTTTGCCACGCTACAGGCGCTATCCGGCAAGTTTGACGTAACGCACGTATCGACTGCACTGCAACGAGCGCTCATTGAAGCGCTGGCCGCTGCAATATTTAATTCAACAACTGCCGCTGTCGGCATCAGAAACGATGCGGCCTCGTCGCCAAGTGGTGGACCATTCAAGCCTGCTGCCCCGTTCCACCTACAGCCAAGCCTGGTCCAGTACAACTCGATCAGCAAGTCACGCGATTTAGGGGTCGTCAGTAATTTCCTTGGCTTATTCGCAGGCAAGATTGGCTCACAAACAGGAGCGCCATCCCTATTCTTCAAGCTCAAAACGCTTGGTCCTGCGGACTTACGAATCCAGAAAAAATCAATCAATAAATACACGGATGGATATATCTCTGTAGCGATTGCGGACGCAAACCGCAAGCCAGTAAGTGTTAACGACTTTGGGTTTGCCTACCAAAACGAAATTCTCAATACAGAAATCGAAGAGTTTGCGCTTCCCATGCCAGCCGGTGAGTACTACTTCATCGTGAGTAGCAGCCAGTGGCAAGAGCTTCCTTTCAGTATTGAAATTCAGGCCATTCGCTTCTCTTCTCTTTCTGGTGTTATCACGCTCACCAATCAATCACTGGCACGATTTGCTATCTCCAAGATGAAGGGTGCGGCCCCAATTACAGGACCGTTCCAGGCCACTATCCCCACAGCTTCGCAGCTAAAGCAACCTACTGGGCCAGTTCTACTTACTTCTGGAAGCAGGGGAGCGCTTACAACTCCAGAAGGTCTTGCGCTTATGAGAATGTTGCCTACAGGGCGACTCAAGATGACGCACAAAATTACTGGTACAGCGTCAATTAGCGGAACGAATGTAGCTACGCTTAGTTCAGCTCCGCCGTATGGCGGCGGTTACGGCCCTTGATACTGGGCGCTGCCACACACATTTAGATATTGAAAGTTCATGGCATTTTCGGAGTACTTTGCAACGCAAGTTCTGAGCTGGGTCAAAGGGGCACCATTTCCGACTGCACTCGCAAATGTCTACGTGTCATTGCACTCCTCAGATCCTGGCACTGCCGGGTCTAGTGGTGATGTAACTAATACAATCACCAATTCTGTCAACAGAACTACTATCTCCAGCGCAGCCCTCAGCGCAGTTGCTGGAGCATCTGGAGGAGGTTTTGAAATTACAAATACGGGAGTAGTCCAGTTAACTACCTCGGCCAATAACAGCACACCAATTACTGTCACTCACTTTGGAGTTTGGGACGCTGCTAGCGGGGGCAATTTCCTGGCCTCTGGTCAATTAACTTCCTCGGTTGACGTCGAGTTGGGTGACACCGTTCAGTTCAACATCAACGCCATGGCTGTGAGGGTCGTCTGATGCGCATCGGAAGAGGACTTGCTGCAGAACCGCATAAAGACCCAATCAAGAAAAGAACGACTCAAGGCCAAGGGTCACGCAGTCGCCCTAAGAAAGGTAAAAAACTTTTGCGTGGGCAAGGGCGCTAGTACGACCAAGTACAGCAAGGATTCACTCCTCCTCGAGGATGAAACGTTCCGCCTTCTCGAATATCTATATGCACAAAACCTTTTTGGCATCCCTCGCCTAAGCCACCACTCCAACGACGGCTTATCCATTTATAAAACGACTTGCAGCTGTCATCTACTGGGTAGACATCCAATGCCATGCCCTTGGCGTGATACGAGCCGGAGACGCCACCTATTTCCGTATTGATAGGTTCTGGTCTGTAGCCACTAGTGACGCCTAGAGGGCCTCCCCACGCCTCTCTGACAGCGTCAAATTGCTGGGCGATCAATATGATTGCCGACTCCTCGCCACTCCCGCTCTCGGGCTGCCTGCGGGAGTCATACTGCAAGATTTCTCCAACCGTTAAATACTTGCTGACATAAGCATCGAAATCATTCCAGTCAATTGCATCTTTGCCTGAAATGTTTGGAGAGTGCTCTTGCCTATGGCTTGTGTACCACTGAGGTTGATTAATCACCCATTTTTCGCCCGTGCCCTCGAGGGTCACCCACTCGTGAGTATCTGCTGGGATCTCGTCAGTCGCAACAACACGAATATTCTCTCCAGGCATGAAAGCAACTAATGCATTGGCTGATAAATACTCTCCAGGAATCGCAGCCTTTTTTAAGTAGGTGTTAGCCGTAGCCTCTAAAAGTCTCACTCCATCATTTTCTCTTGCCCAGACCTGCCCCTCATGCTCCCTCCGTCGAGTGAGTCCGAGCAGCTCAACACCATTGGCCCGGTTGTACAGCATTAGAGCCTCTGGCATTTTCTCGTATGCCTCAGGATTTTTCACTCCATCCCGCAAAACCTGGGATATCGATTCAAATCCATTTGAACCATAAAAATTTGGACCCATATTCCACGCAAAACTGATAAGCACTGACTGCCTATGCTTACCCAACCTCGTCCATCCAGGTATTCGCTGAAGCTTAGGAATGTACTGGTCTTCGACCATATTTTTCAGATAGCCATCGCAAACCGTCTTGCTACATACGTCGCCCATGCGTACTGGCGAGCCATCTGGATATACCGTCAGTCCTGCGCAGATTGTTGGCACTCCACCAGAATCAAGATACGCCGAATTCTCAACTCCTTCAAACTTTTCAATTAGACCCATCGACAGAGCTAACGTCCCGTGAATCATGAGAAGAAAGATCTCCATAAATCGCAGCAAATCGTTGATTCGCTTCCACCGGTTCTTCCGTGCCTTCCCAGATGTTTAAGCCATGTTTAATCGCAGCCTGGTCCCCCAGGCCTTTAGCCCTAAGCACCTCAATCTGTTCAACCACGCTGTCAACATGGTCAGCAGTGGATGATTTATCTGACGTAGCTGATAGCCTGTTAAAGACATCATCGCTACCAGCAAGACGCACGGACGGATGTCAGCTTTTGTTAAATACTAACGACGATTTTAAATTAGTTATGCGTAACCAATTTGACGCATAATTTCAGCTGGGTCTGTGCCTACATTTGTCATCGGCAAGCCAGAGTTTGCCTGAACTCCTTTGATAGATGCCAGGGCCATAACCGCAGCCTGATTTTCAGCGGTACTCTCGCCGCTTGACACCTGACGAGCAAAATCCATGATCTTGCTTGCATTCTGTGCGCTCTCATCACGAGTATTCAGTGATGCAGTATTCGCAACTTGCTGCACACCCTGCTGCGCTTGGTAAGAGCTGGGCGCCCCTGGGGCGTCCGCAAGAAGGGCCGCGTTGGGGTTGTAATTGCCGGGGAGCTTGCCTGGATAATTCATGGTTTGAAGCCCCGGAAAGCCGGGGCGTTTATGGATCAGGCCTCTTGGACGAGGATCTTGCTACGGAGAGCGTCAGGACCTGCCTGGCTCAGGAGCTGCCAAGCAGCTGCGGGGTTGCGATCACTAATGGCACTGAATGTTGACCAGAAGTCGTCTCCACCCTGAGGGGCTTGAACGCCTGGCTGAGGCATTTCCATTTGTGGACGCTCATACGCAGGAGTCGGTGCGCGGAATGATTGCTCATTAGCTGCAACTTCAGCAGCTAAACGATCTTGCGCTGTCTCCTGTGGGTATGGACCTTCAGCACCGAAGAAGTCATTAACGTATGCAGCCAACATGTCAGGGTTGGTGAGCATTACGTGGTACGCAGCGTTATCTTCAGCCGCAGCATCGATAACTTTCTGAGCTGTCTGAAGACTGACGCTCAACTCCTCTGCTACTTGCATGACTTCAGCGGTTTGCTGAGCCTGCGCAAGGAGTGCATCTTCTACAACACAGGAGTACTGGTTGAGGAGTGCAGGAGTTTCAGCGCCGAAGTGCTGAAGGACTTCAAGACTTTCGTTGCTGACGCTTTCTAGATACGCGTCGCTGGCGGGTGCGCTCTGCGCGTTGTTCCAGCTGGGCGCCTGTATCTGTTGGGAATACGCCTGCGTTGCTTGGGGTATTGAGGTCTGGAGCCCCGATACGGAAGGCGCCGCTTGGTACTGCGGAGCTACCGAAGCCTGCCATGCCTGCTGCTGCGTAGGGGCTGCCTGCGGGGTCGGAGTTGAGTAAGCTGCCTGGGGTTGGGAGTTCTGCGTCCCGCTCAAGCTGTCGCTGAGTCTCTCGAACGCCTGCTGCCATGGATTCGCCTGGGGCGCCGCCTGTTGGTACGTCGCCGGAACCTGCTCCGCCTGCTGCGGCACCGAAGCTGTCTGGTAAGAAGGTGGGGCGCTCTGGACCGGAGCCGATTGGTAACCCTGCGTCGGCGCGGGCACGCTCGATGGGATCGAGGCTTGCGGGGTCGCCGCCGCCTGTGTCATCACTGTAGTGTCCTGCATAAGTAAGCTCTCGCTTCAAGAAATCAAGAGCTCGATAGACATATGGCGTCAAGTCGAGCTTCGGATCCGCAAGCATTGGAAGATCAGGTGCCTGCGGGTGTGGGACCTGACGCATGTTTTCAATTAGCGTCAGGAATGTGCCAATACTTTGTTGTGTGGCCTGTGCCATCCTGAATGGATAGCCACTGAGCATTGCGCTTCTCTCTTCGTCAGTTTTGTCTGGGAAAAGATAACGGAGAGCTTCGATGGAATTAACACCGAGCTCCTGTAAGTTACGAACAACAATACTTGAGTTAAGTATATCCTCTGTGCCATCCTCGAAGACTGGACCCTTCCATCTCCACTCAACCTTCCTGTCTCCATCAGGTATAAGCCCTACAACTCCAGTCGGCAGTGATCTTGATTGGACTGCTTGTCCAATACTTTCTTCCAACGTGCCTTCAAATTGCTGAAGGATGCCGTTGAAATCCTTTACCGCTTGCTCAAAAGTAGCTTCGTCAGGGTATTGCTCACGTAAAGGCGCAGGAGGTCTCACGAGCCCAGCTACAGCAGCGAAGGATTCACGAAAGATCTTTTCTTCGTTGTAGATAATTAGGCTAAAAAGCTTGCACAAGCCATAAGTCAAAAGACCCCTGCATCTTCGGCTAGCCGTAGTCGCCGCACGTCCATAAAGAGACTTGATCTCATAAGCAGTAGCGCCTGCCGTAATACCAAGCTCGTCGACACCGCCTAGGGCAGTTCTGATCTCTTCACGATATTGACGAGCGTATAAGTTCTGATCGCCTGAAACCGCATCAGGAGTTAAGTAAACAGCTCTATCAGTTGCCTCTACATTGGCAATAATCCGTGGAACTTTCATTCCGCCGCCAGCACTCCCGCCGAGGGGCGAACTTACTCGCGTCGATGGGCGATTAGCGGAATAGAAACCAGCCTGGGAGCTGATGGTTGGACGGATACCATCCTGCTCACCACTCTCAACCAAGTCTTGTTTGGGCCGACTGGAAACCAGTGTCGGATTACCAAAGAAGTGAATATTGGTTCTAATGTTTTTGACTAGATCGTCGTGCGTCACGATCTGCTCGGCAAGCCAGTCAAACTCACCCGTAGCGTCCATCCCAGTGGATCGCATATTGTTAAAGGACTCAACTGCTGGCACAAAGCCAAGACTGTTAGTCAAGGTCCTGGTTTTATTGATAGCGAACGACAGCGATTCAGCACCTGAATCGAACGACGGCTTTTCGGTCGTAATCGTTTCCTTGATCTCGTCCTTACGGACTCTCAGTTTTACGTATCGAACTGATCCCTGCTGATCGCTTGCTGCGATCGGTGCATTCATCGACTCTCGAACATTGAAGGAATAGATCAAGTCCACTTCTTCAAGCTGACCGATCGAATCGTAGTAAGCACGGTAGTTTTCCGCGCTAAACCACATAATCCGATAGGTGTCTCTTACCGGGCGGAAATAAAAGAGGCCTTTACCATCGATTAAAAAATCATCACAAATACCCTCTAAACGAGTATCGATTTCATTCTCTTCAATCAACTGAGTAACGAATGACTTTCTAAAGCCAAACGTATCCTGCGCTGGAAAGAACTCCAGGCCTTGTCTCAGCATGAACAGTTTCATCTGTGAAAGATGACTGTTCACGATCATCGTGTCAGTATTTGATCCTCCGTCTTTTTTTCTCGCGGCTTCGAGAATGCGACGGAAACGGTCTTGAGATGCGCTCATAGTTCTATTTTAGTTCCACTCGATTTGCGCTTTACCGCGACGCATAAGGCCTTGTACCACGATATTCAATGAGTCCGCACAGTCGTCGTGAGGCGAGTGTCCGAAGTTAACGATCTCATCAACCATGCAGCTAAAATCTCTGTATTTATTGAAAATAATTTTTTTATGTTCGAACAATCCCATAATTCCCCGCAACCTAGCGAGTTTGTCCCCACGGAAACCCTTTACCGCGCTAATGGAGAGGTTGTAGAGCTGCCAATCGTTGAAGAGAATCCTCTTCATATCGCCCTCAAACGATTTTTGATAGGCGACAACTTCTGGGAAGATGGTGACGGGTGACATCGATTTGAAGTATTGGCCTTCATCATTGACTTCTAGAAGGTTCCACTCGACTAGCAACTCGCAGAGGGCTTCAATCTTGTCGATATTGCCCATCGACCTCATACGCCTGTAATCAATGATGTAGACCTTGTCGTCAACCCTTCCAGCAAGAGTGAATACAGTCCAATCGTTCCTCTCAGTCATTCCAGCCGAGAGATCGATACCCACGCCGATGCTGTCGTATTCATCGGGCACTTCTCCCTTCACAAACAGCTCAGGAGAGATGCCTAACTCTTTAGAGCGAACGGGTTGATTCAGATACTGATATGAAAAGGCAACACGGTCATCCATCTGCAATTTCAGCAGATACTTGGCCGACCACATGTCAGGCCAGTACGACTTGGGCCGTCCATCATCGTCATAATGCAGCGCAGACTGGGTAATGCACTTCCAGCCCTTCTTTTCAGTGAAGATCGTTGCGAACAAATCATCGAAGTGAAACCTCGTACCCAAAGCAATCGCACGAGCGCCCTGAAACATGGTGGGGACAATCACGTTTGTCCAGTTCGTCTCCATCTCGCGCCGAATATCTGGGTTGGCAATGCTTGCCGCACTCTTGATCGCGTCATCCACGACGATCAGGCTTGAACGCTTGGAAGTAATTGTTCCTTTTAGTCCGGCGCAGGCGACAGTGAAAGCATCCTCCCCTCGGACATCAATCTCTGCGAAATCCCAGTCAATACTCCAGAGTTCATCTGAAGTACGCATTTTTGATAGTCGTACACAGGGAAACACCTCCTGGTACTCCTTAGAGCAAATAAGATTCTTGATTGCCGCGCTTTTATTTCTCGCAACGTCGACGTTGTATGAGACATAAAGAATTCGCAGCAACGTACTCTGCATTGCGTGCCTTCCGATCAGCCAGCCAAGTAGTAGGCCCAGGACCGTGGACTTCGCACTACCCCTTGGACTCAGCAAACATGTGTTTGGCCCAGCAATGTCCAGCAGGTGTTCATTGCTTTTACCAGTTAAGAAAACCTTATGCCACTCGCGCATATGGCGAGCAGGTTTCTTGCCCATTAATTCGCAGAAATAAGCAAAGTTATCCCTGGCTTTCATGATGTGATCGGGTACTTCTACCTCGACCTGTTTTCTCACAATTGCCTTAGCAGCCTGCTTTGCAGACCGCATCTTGGCTTGGGCGATTGAGCTTCCTGCCATAAAAACAATCTACCCAGTTTTCACTATTGGCCCCCTAGAGAAGGCTCGAAATAAGTATCAGAAAAATTTTGGCCCTGATTACTTCTCTTCGCTCAAATCAGCCCAGATAGATTCGAATGCCAGCTCGAGAGCCGGTAGCAATTCATCCGAGCTTTTGAAGATCACACGCAAGTCACGCATAACCTTGTCGGCTCCTGACATGACTAAACCCCTGCGGTCAAGGCTCTTTGTCAGCTTGTCGACGTCCATGACATGGCCACGCAACTCTTTTGACAAGTGAGCAATCCGGGTGGCAGCTGCGTCCGCCTTGATCAAGTCTGCTTGAACTTGTTGCCTCAAGAAATCGATATCTCCTTCTAGCTTGACAATTTCGGCAAGCATGATCTCTCGACGGTTCAGCTTTGGATAAGCCTTCTTAAGCCATTTCTCAAGCGCAGGGAAACTGCCCTCGTATCCGATCACACCCGCGTAGAGCCAAATTTCATAGACCGAATACGTATTCTCGGCATACGCAAGAAAACCCTCGCGGTGATTGTTGTCTAGGGCAACTAGAAAATCTTGAATCTGTTCTTCGCTTGTCCTAGGCATTAACCAAAGAATCGTGAGCCAAGAGACCTGATTGCACCACGAGCGTCAGCTCTCATACCGCGCTCTTCGGTATAACGCTTGCCGATGTTGAGCCTTTCTTCTGCGCCTGCAGTGCGAAGACTCTTCCGATCCTCGGAACCTTTAACCCCAAGAGATAGGCGATCTTGTGTGCCCTGTGCTCCAATATTAAGCCTCTGCTGAGTTCCGGTAGCGCCAATATTCATACGATCCTGTGCACCCTGAGCGCCAATATTCATACGCTGCTGGCTGCCGGTTTCACGAAGACCCATTCGCTGCTGCTCTCCCTGAGCACCAATCAAGTCCCTAGCAATTCTTCCTTCGTTCCCCATAATTCTCAGCGTATTGGCAGTCCGGTTTTCTTCTAATCCTTGCTGGATATTCGCCAGATGACTGGACATGGAAGTGCTGTACTGCAAGGCGCTACCCGTGGCCATCTGGTCACGAAAGCTGTCAATCATCGAGCCGGACACCATGCCGCCGATGACCTCGTTGTCCTCGTACTTATTGCCAAGGTCTACAAGATTGCTTAATCCCTGGTCAAAGAGAAGCCCACCCTGAGTGCTTGGAGCGTAGTTGGCGTATGAAGACATAACTAATTACCCGAAAGCGATTGCCGCACCCAGTGCAAGCTTAGTAAGCAAATCCTGCGTCATCCCACGTTTTCGTAATTCGCGATCGGCAGCATTTTCAGTGGCATTGAAGTTATAGGCCTTGTCAACATTCTTAGATCTTTCACCAATCTGCTCTCTCAGTATGTCCGCTGATGGCTCTATCAGTCTCAAAGAGTTATCCGTTAGGTTGTTTCTCTGAGCTGCTTTAGCTTCGGTAGCAATTTCCTGCGCCCCTCTTGCATAATCATTGGTCAGCCTATTCGCCCCTCCCTGAAATTCAAGAGTTGCTTCGTTTCGCCCTCTCAAAAAATCAAGAGCGTCTTTATTACTAGCTTCGGTAATCGTGCCGAATGCTTCAGACTTAGCGCTATCAGTTAGTTGCTGTAAACCTTCTGCCAAACTTCTGGTAAGTTCTTCCTGCTGCTGATTACGATCGCTCTTAGTGACATACCCCATGTCACTAATCATCTTCTCAAATGCTGCTAAGCTATTTTTTACCATTTTTAGTTGCCTGCCTTAGGAGTTGCGTAATACTTAAGTAAGGGGTTTGCCGACAATTCGGGTACTCTCAGTGTAGCCGCTGCAGGCATCTCGGGAGCCTTAACGACGGCAGCAGTGCTAGGTCTTTTACTTGCAGTACCAGTAACTAAAATCTCTGCTACAGCATCTTTGACCGCACCTTTAAGTGTCGGCATGAGTGATGCCATAAGATTATTGTCTTTAGCAATTTCTTGATCTGATCTGTTATTGATGCCAGCAAGGCCACCTAAAGCATCATCGGCAGTTCGCATCTTGGTATTTGCGGAGGAATTCCCACCAAGCAGGACGGTTGCAAGCAGCGCCTTCTTAGCGTCCGATCTGTTTTGATCATTTATCTCCATCTTCGCCTTAGTGGCAAATTCAAGCCGCTTCATTGCTGCATCATTGACCATTTCTTGTTGTGTAAGAGTACCAAATTGATTCAGCGCATTCTTCGCCATTCCCGCTCTCGCAAGAAAATCAGCGTTGACAGCATTCTGCATTGCAGCGATGCCTTCGTCACTTTTAATGCCCTTGTAACCATCGGCAAGTGTTTTGCCGTCAAAGATCGGCCTATAGCTAGCTGCATAATTTGCAGCGGCGCTAAAGCTAGGAAGAGAATAAGCCATTATTAAACAACCATCATGTTGGCGATATTGGCCATATTTGCCACGTTCTGGCTATTCATCAGTGCCTGGTTATCAAGGCTGTTGCGAGTGTTATACCGACTTTGGATCTGACCTACTCCTTCCAAGTATTTCAGATTTCGCTGGGCTTCCAGTTCTAAAAGCTTCTGCTGCACGGGAGCAAGCATTTCTGTTTTTGCCTTTAAAATTTTCGCGTCATTCATTGCATTGTTAAACTTAATGCGATTGTCTTTTTCCTCCTGCGACTCGCCCATAATTCCAGTCAGCGCTGAATAAATTCCACCGCCAATATTTGCGCCTGCTTTGCCTAATTTATCCTGAACGCCGAAAAGGCTCGCAGCCGCAGGTAAAGCCACGGCTCCAACAGGCGCAAGTCCAATAGGCGCAGTGAGCACAGCTCCCAGAGCGGCTAGTCCACCTGTCGAGCCGAGATCTGCAAGGAATCTGCCGGAAGCTTGGCTCGCATCCAGGCCGACGTCTTCACTATCAAATTCTTCGGATGCGTTCAACGCGGAACCGAGCAGTGCCAAGCCAGCAAGTGGGAGACCGACTCTTGGCCTCATCAGCGTCTTCGAGGCCGAATTAAAAAAGCCAGGGGACCCTGCAAGCCTTGGTGCATTTTTAGCTACACCGGCTACATCTCCAGTGATCTTTGGGCCACCGCTTGGAACCTTGTCTCTCAGCCTTTTAATTATCTCCATCACACCGAGAGTGCCAGCAGTCTCGACAGCAGGACTCTGAGGTGTATTCATATATCGCGCATTCATGCTCGGCTGCTGACTAGTCACACGAATACTGACAACTCTTTGAGCTCATTCTATCTATCTTTTAATCACGCATATATTCGAGTAATTCAGGTTCTACCCAGGGCACCTTCTCAGCATTGCTTTCAATCTCCATATCAAGCTTTGGGCAGTAAACAACCTTGCTAGCTGTCTCCCTCCTGTCAAGGCAAGCTGTGCAGGCATGTACGTAATCAGCGTTGTATCGCATGTGCTTACGCTCTTGCCACTTGCCCTCGATCTTGACGTATCGAGCTTCATCGAATGGGACTCGATGATCTTCGATGTATTGCCAAACCTCATCGTGACTCCAATCTCTCATTGGATATAGCAGGCTCATTCGATCAGGCATCACACGCGCCTCGACTCTTGTGCCTGCATCTCCGCCAAGAATTGGGTCTGAATCACAACGCTTATGACCAACCCATGCGGCATCTACATCTTCAATCAACAAGCCCGACTGCTTTGGACGTTTGAGCATGTCAATCGCGCAGGCCCACGGCAGATTCTCCACAGGCGGAGTTATCCCAGAAGGGCATGTGAGAATCGAATCATTTAATTGATACCAGTTCTGTACTTCGAATTCATCATCCTTCTGCTGCATCGCTGACTGTGTCGGATGCCACGTATAAGCCAGTAAATCCCACTCGCGAATCATGTGATCCTGGAACGCATATTTATGCGGCTGCCACGGCTCCCTAAAGAATATGACCGGTAAATCAATCGCCAACCTTCTCAGAAGGTGGAGCAGGACCATGCTGTCTTTACCGCCAGACCAGAGCACAACACTCTTGGGATACTGTTCGAACCCACGATCAATTCGTGCGAGAGTTTCGTCGACCTTGTCGTACACCTAGATCTATCAGTTACCTGAATTTATCGTTTCAAATAAGCGCTGTGACTCCAGCACCGGCAGCAGCACCAGCGACCGAAATAAGCGCTCCTTTTACCTGATCCCCGGTGCTTGGTCCTCTAGCTGATGACCGATTGGCATTTTTCCTGGCGAATTCAAGCTGCTTATCCAGGCCGATACTCTCCGCAATGCCTGCCAAAGCGCTCTGCCCCATTGCAGACTCAGCGTTGTACTGATCGGCAATATTGCTTGTCAGTCCTTGAATCCCCATGGTGCTACTTCCACCAATACTTTGCAGACCTGATTGAAGACCTGACAGAGCAGATCCGAAACCAGCAGATGCAGCCTGTCTTCGCCCGCCGCCGAACAATGAACCCATCTGGGCCTGAGAACCTGCTGCTGCGTAGTCCCTATCTCTCTGATCTGAGAAATAGCGACCTACGTCTAATCCTTGGTATGGCATGAGAATCCTATTGATTAATTTATTTACGGCTCAGGAACGAACCGTATACATCACCGCTGGCTAGCGGACCCATCCCGCTAGTCCCTGCAGTCGCGTCTAAAAAACTACCGTAAGCACCAGCATTGCTTACCGGGCCGAATCCTCCTAGATCCGAATATTCATTGGTAACAGGAGTTGATCCCATCTGCCCGAAGCCTTGGATAACACCACCTAAGACATTGCTTAAGGCACCTGTCCATGGATTAGGTCTTGGGGAAGATTGCTGCTGTGGCTGGCCAGTTAGTGCTGCAAGTTCAGCTCTTTTCTCTGCATTGCGCACGTGGTTTTGAGCTCTTTCTGCTGCCTCCGCAAAGGAGGCCTGACCACGAAAGTTTGCGCCGGGAACAGCACCTAGCGCCCCACCCGCCTCTCCACGCGAAAAGCTCCCGTGATATCCATCCAAAGGATTAAAGGTCATTAGTTTTCTTCATCCTCTGAATACTGAGAGGCACGACCCTTGAGTGCGCGTCTCATTGATTCTAAAACGTATCCAGATAATGCAGTACCAGCAGTTGCAGCGCTGCTATTCATCAGCACAGACTTAAGTACTTGGCTTTCGTTTTCTTCCGACTTTTTGCGGTATTCATAAAAAGCCTCCTCAATTGTTTTTTCATCCACGGGTTCTTTCGACTGCTGCAGTTTCTTGACTTCCTCCTTCAGCCTTTTCTCTTCTTTATATCCGCCTTTAGGATCAGAAGCTACTCGTTGAACCCCTTTGCGAATACCGCGACGGGCACCAATGACCGCAGCAGCCATCGGAAGAATTCCAGTGGCTAGCGGGATACTTTTGCCCATGAAAGTAACTTCAGGGCCTTGGATTCCATCAGCGGTCGCCTTAATTGGAGACTTGCCACTAAATAAGTAATTCTTATATTGATTGTATTCAGCCTTGCTTACATCAGGCCTCTCTTTCCTGAACTCGTCGTAAGGAAGTAAGGAGCCATTACGTCCTAGGAAGTAGCGGCTGCCAAGCTCAGCGATTGGATCAGTTGTTTGAGTTGGATCGTTCTCGCTGGGGAGCACTGCTTTGTATCCAGGCTGACGCAAGAAGTTGCCGATGCCCATCGAGGCGGCAATCCATGCAGGAGCGGCAGCAGCCATCCGAACACTCCTGCGTTTCAGTAGCGGCTCGTTGGCGTCTACATAATCTCTTTGATCAAAGCCACCCTTGCTTGGATCTTGAGGGTTGCTCGGGCCAGTTGCCTTTTCACTCGCTTGGCGCATGCCTTGAAACATTGCCACTTGCGCGATGGCTTGAGGTGCATTCAAGAACCACCAGATATTGCGCATGCCATCGCTGGCCAAATCGGCAGCGACAACACCTGCGGCCTGAGCTGCTTTGGCCCTGTACTGCCCAGCTCCAAGGGTTGCCTCCTCGGGTCCCATCGTGGTTGGGACTTTGCCGATCTCGACGGTGTCTCTCCTGAGCTCAACGTTCTCTGGCATAGAGCGAGCTTGGGAATACTCAGCCTTTGCCTCAGGGGTCATCCCTCCCAGCCGGATATTACGAGCAGCTTCTTGAACTCGTTCTGGCAGGAAATCAGCCGCTGCACGACCAATTTCCGTGTCGCCGACTCGGTTCGGGAGCGCCTGCTTTAGGTAACTGGTGACCGGAGATGACGAGGCCATCTCTGCAACGGGAGACAGTTCGTATGCACCGCCCTTCTGTCGCCTCAGTGCTTGTTCGTAGCTTTTAGGTGAAGCCCTGAACGCTTGCTGGAAGATCTCACCAAGATCATCCCAATTCGGTTCACCAGTGAATTGCGCCATCAGGTGATAGCCCTCCCGCCGAAGTAGCCAGCGTTAAGCATCAAGTTCAGGAGCTCTTGATCAACCTGTTGTTCTTGCACTTCCTGCTGAGCCTGAGCGACCTCAGCTTGCGTGGCTTGGTTCTCTCGATTAATTCTTTCGTAGGCGTTTTCGAGAACAGGACGCGGTGCAAGCATCTGCAATGGGGCCTGAACTCCCATGTCTCCGAGCGTGACTGCAAGGTTGCCTGCGTCAGAGCCGAGTTTCTTGCCCATAGCTCGTGCGGCACCAGCACCAGCGGTTTGGCCTAAGACTGAACCCAGCAAACTGATACCAAGGTCTTCAGCGCCAGCACCGAACCGTTCGCCTGCTGTCGCACCTGGGGGGAGCATCGCTGACGTGAGACCTGAGTACAAAACATCTGGTGCATATCTCAGCGCCATCTGAGTGGTATCAACTTTGCCAGCCGCATTCTTAGGAACTAGGAGTGCAAGAAGTGCATCACCTGCCTTACGGAATAGTTGTCCTCTACTCATGCTGTTTCCTCACTACCTGGAGCGGGAGCGCCCATTGGTGGTGGGCCGAACGGACTAAACGGTCCCCCAGCAAATTGCTCGGTCCACATTTTTAGATTCTCTTGGTTTGGATTTTTCTTGTCGTTCGTTACTCTTCCAAACTCGCCATTAATTCCACCAATCAACACATCACCAGCAAACCGCGTATCGAACTTTGGGCTTGCTGTCTTCTGAGGGGAACTATCTCCGTAGCCAAACGATGTATAGTTTTCGCCCTTAGCCTGCTTATCAGCAATTGCAGCATCAAACGTTTTAGCGAGAGCATCTGGCCCTCGCTTCGTAATCTTATAGCCAGGAGCAAACTCTCCTAAATAGACGCTACTGGCTGCCACTCAGGTAACCCATATATCTATCAATCTTAGCTATTTTCCTTTTTCTTACCTTTAGCTTTACTCTTGAAATGCTCAAGTAGTTCTTCAGGCATCTTGCCTTTTTCACTCTTGGACTTTTTGTCACCCTTTTGGAACTTGCTGGCCTTATCTTTGGCCTTTGACTTGTCGTTGTTCATTAGCGGAACATTTTACTGCGGAATCGTGTGAGGAACTCAAGTGCTCCTTGGCGGCTTGCAGGTGAAGCACCTTCGGCCAAGCCACGTTCAATATTCTGGCGAGCTGCTGTAGGTACTGAATCAATAATGGCTTGCTGCTCTGCAACGGTGCCAGTGCTTGCAGGTGCATTTACTGCTGTTCCCGTATCAGGCGCAACTTGTTCTCTTTGTTTCTGCCCAATCAGGGCAAGACGCTCATCGAACGCCTGCTGAATCCGATCATTGGTGATATCAATTTCAGGCTGACTCGTTGCCCTTAAGATCCCAGCCAGATCAGGATTTTGGTACGCAGCACGCACAGCTTGAGCCTCTGCTGCAGAGAATTTGGGCTGATATCCGCTGATTTGAGCCATCTGCGTCCGTTCATCGAGTCGATCGTCCGTTCGAACCGGGCCAGATTGCGCGACAGCGTCTCGAGGCGAAGGTTTTTGCTCAATATCTTCAGTTCGGAAACCTGAATTCCCGCCTCGTAGGTCAAGTCGTTGCTCCCCGGAGCTGTCGTAGTCGAAATCACCTCGTTCTCCACGACTAAGCTCCGCAATTTCTGCGGCAACATCGGTAATTCCGGGCTCAGAGTCGAAATCCGGCGTAAATGCCTGAATATCAACCTCACGCCCCATTCGCTCTGCCCGGACTTGAGCGATTCCGGCCTCGAGGTTGCTAGCCGCTCGAGCTAATGCCGCACTTTTTTCTGGGATCGTGGTGCGTTCTGCAGCCATTTTTAGCGACATGATCCGCCTTTCGATGTCAGGATCATTTGCCTCCAAGGAACGGAATGCATTAACTACTGTTGGCTTGTCCATGAAGGAGCCATACGTCAGCTCCTGCAGCAGTTCGTTGAATGGCATTCCAGCCTGCTTCGAAACAGGGTCCATCCCACCAAACATTCCAGGGCGTCCTTCGTAATTCCTTCGAAGACCTCCAATTTTTTCGTATAACTCCTGTTTGTCTAAGAAAGGAACTGGGCCGGTCTCAGTAAATCGCCTTGAGTTCTGAGTGTTGACACTGGTCCGAGCTGGGTAGAGAGACGCTGGATATTGTGATTGCGAGTCAGCTTCAATAAGAGGTCCTTTTCTTGCTCTTACGTTTTCGCTCACACTGCCTCTGAAGGCTGGGTCAAGCCTCTTTAGCTCAGCGCGAATTCCGTCATAGTCTCTGTTTGCAGGATTACCGACACGGAAAATGCCATCAAGGTTGTCCCCTTTTGGTTCGTAGACAGAGCGTGTAATTTGGCTGCCGTCAGCATCCACGCCATCAATGATGTAGCCAATTTCAGTACCTTTCCCTTGGCTAAAGACAAACCTTCCTTCTTCCTGCAGGCGCTGAAGTTCAGAGATATTTGTCAACGGGGTCTTATAGTCCCGCAAGACTTCTTTAACCAGATCAGCCGTTGATGGCGCTTCGTTATAGCTTTCTGGATTGGAATAGATAGTTTTGCCGACACGGACCTGGCCGTCAGCCCCGCGCACCGGCACTTGGACTCCACCATACGCAGCTACTTCCGGCGTATAAGTCTCATCAATTCTTTGCCCAAGACGAAACTCTGACTCAGGATCTACGCCTTCTTGCTTTAAAACTTTTTTACTTTCAGGTCGAACGTCTCGTTCGCGAGGTAATCCAAATTTGGCAAGATTTTGGATGCTTTCCGCTAAATCTCGATCCTCAACATTCATGCGTGCCGGATACAGAGAAGCAGGTGCTTCGATATCAGGATCACGCTCAACAAGACGCGACATCAGTTCGGCGACTTGAGCAGCATCAAACGAACGATCTAAAGGTCTCGATTCGCCTCTACGGCGGTCGTAAGGATCTCCGATGTCACGGAAGCCGCCAAAACCACTAATTGCGCCAGCCATGCAAGCCTAATCTTTCATCCCGTAAGACAATTCTATCGACGAAATACTTAGGGCTTTTTAATCAGCAGCGGGCTATAGCAACAGAGGCAAAATAATTTTTTGGAAAATTTTTTAGGGGGTCGCAAATAGGGAACTAAAAAAAGGACCAAAAATTAGCAAATTGCCTGCATATGAAACTTTGCTCCCTAAGATCGGCCTCGCGGGACAAATCTGAAAAATGCTGCGCCGCGTGAAATACATCAAACACCCC